ATGTATTGGAGAGTTAAGTAATGGCTGTAGCTGCTATACAAGCAATCGGTGCTAAGGTTATAACTGCGACTGTAGGCTTTGCTTACTTGACACCTACAGCAGCTTTATTAGCGGGTACTGCTACTATTGCCCTTGGTGCTGCTGCACTACGTGCGTTAGCTCCTAAACCTAGTTTACCAAAGGTGTCTGGTTATAATGTAACCTCTCGTGGTGCAGCATTAGATCATCAGGTAGTCTACGGTAGAACCCGTGTAGCTGGCGTAGAGGTCTTTAAAGCTACCACAGGTACAGACAACGCTTACCTACACTTAGTTCTTGCCTTTACTGGACATGAGATTGAAGCCTTTGAGGAAATCTGGATCAATGACCAGAAGGCTACACTAGACGGTAACGGTAATGTAACTACTGTGACATCAGAGGACGGCTCTACAGCTTCTACTTACAACAATAAGATGACTATCATTAAACGTCTTGGTGGTACAGATAACGATACACCCCCAGCTTTTGGTAGTTCACCTGATAGACCTACTGATGCTGGTTGGACATCTGCTCACAAACTTACTGGTATCTCTTATCTCTATTGTCGTCTTAAGTTTGATCGTGATGCTTTTCCTAGTGGTGTTCCAGAGATACAAGCTACCATTAAGGGTAAGAAGGTATATAACCCAGATACAGCTACTACTGAGTGGTCTGATAATCCTGCCTTATGTATTCGTGATTACCTTACAAGCTCTACCTACGGATTAGGTGAGTCTTCAGATTCTGTCGATGATACTCTATTTGTATCTGCATATGAAGCCTGTGAAGAAGCTGCTACTTATACTCAATCTCCTACCATCTGGGGCAGTTCTGTAACTATTGGTGCTAAGAAGTTTACACTTAACGGTTCCTTTACTACTGGAGCTAAACCTGCTGATGTTCTAGAAGACATGCTTACTTCTATGGGTGGTACTTTATGGTATGCTCAAGGTAAGTGGCGTGTTAAGGCAGCTAAGTGGTATGCACCTACAGTTACGCTTGATGAAAACGACCTGAGATCAGGTGTTACAGTAAACACAAGACACTCTTCTCGTGATAACTTTAATACTATCCAAGGTACATTTAAAGGTATCGAAAGCAACTACGTTGAGACTGACTACCCACAGTTTCCTAATGACGATTCCACTAATGCCTTTATCACTGTCGATAATGGGCAGAAGAATGTTGTGGATATTCCACTAGCATTTACTTCGGATAGTGTTACTGCTCGTCGTCTAGCTAGAATTGCCTTAGAACGACACAGACAACAGATTACAGTATCTGCTAGTTTTGGCATGAAAGCCTTTCAACTACAGGTTGGTGATGTTGTTAACCTGACGAACTCCCGTATGGGTTGGTCGTCTAAACCTTTTGAGGTTGTGTCTTGGACATTTACGACAGGTCAAGACTTTGAGCTTCTTGTCGATATGACCCTACGTGAGACTGCTGAGACTGCCTTTGATGAAGAGGACGACAGTGTAATCTACGAGAGAGACAACACTACACTGTTCTCTCCATTCTTTGTACCCTCAGTATCACTAGACAGTCCATTCTCTAGTAATGCTATGAACTCAGATGGTACTGCTGTTCCCTTTATTGATTTCTCTTGGACAGCTACTGATCCCTCTCGTATTGACTACTATGTCTTTGAGTGGTCTACTGATGCAGGTGTAACATATAACCCCACGACAACATCAGGGACTACCTTTAGGTTATCTCCAACAGAGACTGGTAAGACGTACCTCTATCGTGTTACTCCCTACAACTACCTAGGTGTCTCAGGAACTACAGTAACCAGTGCCGTAGGTATTGCTGCTACTGCTGATGGTACTACCCCTAATGCCCCTACGTCCCTTTCTGCTAGTGGGGGTTATCGTACAGCTACAGTAACTTGGACTGAGCCTACAACTAACACTGATGCATCAGCCCTAACTGACCTTAAGTACTATCGTGTGTATCGTGGCACTACCACTAGCCCTACAACAGAGGTTGGTGTTACCTTTTCTAATATCTTTACGGATGGTGGTCTAGCTGATGCTACTCAATACTACTATCGTGTTAAGGCTGTAGACCGTACAGGTAACGAAAGTGCATACTCTACTGAGACTAATGTTACTACTAACGCTGAGTTAGTGGATGGTGTAGATGGCGTTGACGGTGCGGATGGGTCAGATGGTAATTCTGTAGCACTGCTAGGTGTGTACAAAAGAGCTTCTTCTGCACCTACAACTCCCACAGGCGGGTCGTTTAACTTTAGCACTAACACCTTAACACCCCCTACAGGCTGGTCTGCAACACCACCTTCAGGCTCTGACCCTTTATACATTTCTAATGCTACAGCAAGTGTGCAGGGATCGACAGGTACGGATAGTAGCCTAACGTGGTCACAACCTGAGGTGTTTGCAGAGAATGGTCAGGACGGAGCCGATGGAGCAGATGGTGAAGATGGCACTGCTGGTAAGTCCGTCTATACGGCTATTGTTTTCAACAGGTACTCCTCAGCCCCTAGTACTCCTACTGGTGGTTCTTTCAACTTTGGTACTAACACTCTGACACCTCCTACAGGTTGGCTGCTAGATGTCCCATCTGGTTCTGACCCTGTGTATGGTACTAGGGCAGTCTTTTCTATCACTGGAGACACAGGTACAGACAGTAGTGCAACTTGGTCTACACCATTTAAGATTGCAGAAGATGGTATAGATGGAGTTGATGGAGAAGAAGGTGCAGATGGGCTTTCTACTTTCTTAGCGTCTGTATTCCTGCGCAGTGCTTCAGCACCTAGTACTCCTACTGGTGGAAGTTATAACTTTGGTACTAATACTCTGACAGCACCTTCTGGGTGGAATACAAGCGTACCTTCTGGCTCTAACCCTTTGTATGTATCTACGGCACTGGCGAGTGTACAGGGCGTTACAGGAACAGACAGCTCTCTCAGTTGGACAAGTCCTGTAATACTTGCTCAAGATGGTGCTGATGGAGAAGATGGTGCCGCAGGAGATGATGGCCCTCGTGGTGCTGGTCGTTGGTATGTAGGTGTCTCTAGTCTACCTACTACAAGTTCAGGGGCTGATTCAGAGTTTACTTCAGCTTTGTTTGATCCTGTAGATCGTGACCAAGCGTGGTTCTATACAGGAACTGTTGGTAGCCCTACAGCACAGAACGTATGGATATACGATGAAACTAGCGACACTTGGAGTGAACAAGAAGAGGCTATCGACGGTGACCTTATTGTTGCTGGTACTATTACAGCAGACAGACTAGAGAGTACTCAAATCTCTACTCTAGGTCTAACCATTGGTACACTATCTTCTGCTGCATCTGGTGCTAGACTAGAACTAAAAGATGACCGTATTCAAGTTTATGATAGTTCAAATGTCGTGCGAGTTAAGATAGGGAACTTGTCTTAATGTCATATGGTATTCAGATTAATACATCTTCAGGTTTAACTGACCTAACAGATATTTTTAGTGTAAGGCCAAAAGAGACACACAGTTTGTATTCTACTGCTACCTCAATTACATTGGACCGAGACCAGAGTTATGAGTATGGAACATTTAGCGATTTAGGTATCAACTATAATCCAGCAACAGATGTTTATTATATTACTAATGCTTGGGTCAATAAAGAAAGTGGACAGGAGCACACTAACCATTGGACGTTAAGCCTTTACTCTGGCTTTGGAATTAATTTGATGGATGCTTTTGAGCTAGACACAAGTGATAACAAGGCGAAGCTGACTTGGTACACTGACTATTGGGACAGTGTTACTGTAACAAGAGGCACCTCTGAGAGTATTTTGCGTGTAGACTTCACTATAGTTAAGATAAAGGCTTAGTTATGGCCTACGGTATAGAGGTAATAAATAGTGCTGGTGTAAAAATACTAGACACTGAAGGCACTGCGTACTACGTTTCTAAAAGTGGTACACTTAGCTATGATGCAACTGGAACAACAGTCACTAACTTTTCCAAAGTGTCTTCCCTAAATTATGCCTATTATTTGTCTGACTTTTTTAGGCACGATTATAGTGAGCGCACAAACGTAACTTTATGGAATAGTAGCACTAGCTACACGGTGGGTAATTATGTTTCTCTAACGTCACCAGTTGTGGCAGGGACTGCAGTTTATGAATGCCTCAAGAACAACACAAATGTAAACCCTAATGCTAGTTCTAATAGTGGAGACTATATAAATTGGCGTAGAAAGTTTATACGCAACAACTATGACAGGCAAAATGACGCTTTGTTTTCCGAAGTTGAGGGTAAAAATGCCTTAGTGTTTTTCAAGTTACCTAGCGTTAATGACAAAATTACTATTGGTAACCCTACTATCTTGGTTAACAGCTACCCAAACGGGCTGGAATACGAGATGCCAGTTTTAACCAACTTATCTAGCTTGAATTATGCTGTCATTAGGCCGCTAACTGATTTTACACCCACAACTGGTGGCTATGGTATGCAAGTTTATGATGCCAGTGGGAATACTATCCACCTGACAAATGAAAAGTTTGCTCACATAGATACTTTTGCCAACAGGTTGACTGAAAATAGTACAGTAACAAGTTCAAGCTCTACTATAAACTGGGTCTGTCTACCACCCTTTAGTATTTATGCAGCAGGTCAAGAGTATAACACTCAGTCTAATGGGCAAAGATTTACTAACTACGTAGAGCGTACATCTAACACCGTGTGGAGAAATACTGTCTTTACTTATAATGCTGGAACTTACACTTATGGTGATCCAGCTTCTATACAATCGACATTTATTCTTGGAAGAATGGACTAACAGGAGCAAACATGAAATATAAACTAGGAGTACACAGCAATGAAGTTTGAGCAGATGCTTGGTGTAGCAGCACTCGGTTTGTTAAGTTGGGGATCACTCCAGCTTTACCAAATGAATGCTAACATGGCCTTGATTACATACAAGGTCGAAGAGAATTACAAGATGATTAAACCTATGTGGCAAGACTTCTTGATACGTTCCAATAGGACTGCTAAGAAATGATCTGTGTTCTTTACTTTGTCGGTTGGATGAATGTTTTTGAGAACGGACAAGGTAATGCACTGTGGCAATTTTGTCACTACACATGCGAAGATAAATCCACCAGACGCTACAGAATAACACCCGATCAAATCTGTCCAAAGATTATAAGGGATGTATAATGATCGCAGAGTTAGCTGCCTTTAATGCGGCGTTTGGTGTTGTAAAAGCTGCCATCGGTAATGGTAGAGATATTATGTCATGTGCCAAGCAAATTGGTGATATGATTGGAGCTGAAGAGCAACTCAGAGCCAGAGGTGAACGCAAGAAGAACAGTTTCCTATCGCAGTTAGCAGGTAAGCAAGCTAACGACTTTGAAGAGTTTATGGCGATAGAGAAGATGAAAGAGAGCCGTAAGGAACTCTTACAAGCTATGCAGCTCTATGGGCGAGGTGGTCTTAAAGATGACTTTCTAGCTTTCGAGGTTGAGGCTCGTAAGAAGCGCAGAGCAGAGGCTAAAGCCAGAGAAGCTCGTAAGCAAGCTATCATAGAGTGGACAGTGGGTATATTGCTCTTTGTTTCTGCAGTAGGGATACTTGGAGCTATAGGTTACTTCATAGGGCAAGACCAAGGTAAATGGTAAAGAAAAAGGGTAAGTACTACGTGTATGACAGTAAAGGTAAGATTATTGTTGTTACATCTAGTAGAGAGATAGCGGAGTATTACGACAGTGGCAGTGTTTCTTGATGAATGGCGTGTGTTACCACGCTTTATGATGTTAGTTCAAACCTTAGTGTACATTCGTTGTATTGAGTGGGCACTAAGTCAACCCGACTTGACTACAGCTCAGGCAGGTCTTATATCTGTAGTTACAGGTGCAATGACAGGCTCATTCGCTATTTGGATGGGCAAGGAGGTCAAATGAGATGGCTAGTCCTGATCCTATTATTATCTAGCTGTGGAAGTATACCGTTCTTAAATTCAAGTGGAGGTCCTACCGTAAATGCAAATGTCTTGGCTGGCAAAGAAAACACACAACAAGTGGTCGCTCAACAAAATAGGCAAGATGCAGGTAGGGACATCATCACGACAGAGATTACTAAAGAGGTCGAGACCGAGAGAGTGGAGAAGCTCGAAATCTCGCACACTAACATTCCCCCATGGGTTCTTCTCCTCTTAGTACTGGGTTGGTTGTTACCTACACCCTCACAAATTGGTAACTGGTTTGGTAATATGTTCTTATCAATATTCAAACGGAGAAACACATGAATTACAACTTCGAGTACTGCCTTAAGATGCTACTAAAGCACGAAGGTGGATTTGTTAATCACCCACAAGACCCTGGCGGTATGACCAACCTTGGTGTTACTAAAGCTGTCTATGAAAAGTGGGTAGGTCGTAAAGTTACAGAGCGTGAGATGCGCCGACTAACACCAGAAGACGTAGCTCCTATCTACAAGAAGAACTACTGGGATAAGGTCAAGGGAGACGACTTACCCTCTGGTGTAGATTGGGCTGCATTTGACTGGGCTGTAAACAGTGGCTCAGGTCGCCCTGCTAAAGCTATTCAGACTGCTGTAGGGGCTAAGGCTGACGGAGCTATCGGTCCAATGACACTAGCTGCTGTAGAGGGGGCTGACCCTGAAGAGATCATTAAATCAGTCTATGAGACACGACAAGCCTTCTACGAGCGGTTAAAGACCTTCAAGACATTCGGTAAAGGGTGGACTCGAAGGAATAAAGAGACCTTACATACAGCTCTCGAAATGGTAGAGTGAAAAACTAAAGGCGGCCCTTGAGCCGCCCTTTTTATTTCTACAGACCTTCATCAATCTGCCTTATACGTTCTTTACAAACATGGATAATCTTTTCGTAATCCAGTCTGCGCTCATTAGGTTTGTTCCTTAAGACACGCTTGATTATATCTGCATCCCAAGGGTTCAATTCGTACTCTAACCAAATGTCCCAAGGTTGGATATTCTTATCAGAGTAATCAGATGCACCTACATGATAATCACGTACATTGACAACTTCACGCTCCATAGAACGCTGACGCTCATCAGGTGTAAAGTCTCTTACCATTGTGGCTCTCCATCTTCATTGAATGTGCCGAGTGGACCACTGTACCGTAAGTCAACCATAGCTTCTCCATGAAGCTCTTCTTGCTCTGACAGTCGGGAAGATAGCACCCCTATGTCTTGAAGGTGCTGTTCGATATCAAGTGGTATTTGGTTTTCCATTATTCACAACTCCGTAAACCTGTTGATGGATCAAAGTAGCAAGCGCCACCCTCGTCCACTTGTGGTTTTACATCCTCGTCTACGAACATGTCAAGTTGTTTTTCTGGCTCTTCTGCAATATCTTCTGAAGAAGCTGCATTTAGAATACCGTACCGTTTCCCCGCTGCTCGGAACGTGGTGCAACCAGAAGCACCGCCATCGTATGCTTGCATGTAAACGTCCTTGAACTCTTCCCAAGTGATGTCATCCCCTACGTTACAAGTCTTAGAACAAGCACTGTCCACAAACTTACTTGCAAGATTGAGTACCTTAACGTGATCCGAGACGTGTAACTCATTAGCTGTTTTACCCTCTACTCCAAAGACACGATATCCGTAATCTTCTACTCGCTCTACAATCGGACCCTCAAAGGTCTGAATGGTACGATCATAGTAGTGACTAAACACTGGCTCGATACCAGAGCTCACGTTGTCTGCAGACAGGCTGATTGTACCAGTCGGTGCGATAGACAGTAGGTGAGAGTTACGAATACCGTACTTCTGTATGTCTTCACGTATATCCATAGGTAAGCTCATAGCGAAGTCACTCATGAGGTAACGTGAATCGTATAGTGGAAATGGACCTTTTTCCATAGCCAATGATATTGATGTACGGTACGCCACATCACGAAGAGTAGTCATGATACTCTTAAGAGTAGACAAGAACGCTTCTGACCCATATGGAAACCCAAGAGCCTCAATAGCGTTAGCTACTCCTGTAAGTCCAAGACCCATACGGCGTTTATTATGAGCTTCCTTAGCTTGCTCGTCTAGTGGATATACTGCACGATCCACAACATTATCCATAGCACGAACAACAGATGGAATATCATGTGTAAAAAGGTCATGGTTGAACATCCAGAATCCGTGTACATCTTTTTCTACATACTTCGTTAGGTTAAACGAACCCAGTAGACATGCACCATTAGGTGGTAACGGTTGTTCACCACATGGGTTGGTAGCGCGTATGTTTTCTGCGTACCACATGTTATTCTTCTTGTTGATACGATCAATAAAAAGAATGCCCGGCTCTGCCCAGTCCCAAGTACTACGAAGAATATCATCCCATAGAGCACGAGCACTTACAGTTTTGTAAACACGGTCATCGAACCGTAGATCAAAGTCTGTGTCGTTCTTTACAGCTTGCATAAACTCATCAGTTACACCAACAGAGATGTTAAACTGTGTAAGTGTGTCACTGTTGTTCTTTGCACGGATGAACTCTTCGATGTCAGGGTGATCAACACGAAGAACACCCATTTGTGCGCCACGACGATGACCCGCAGAACTGATAGTTTTACAGATAGAGTCAAAGATACCCATGAAGCTGATAGGACCACTGGAACGACTGTCTAGTGACTTAATAAGAGCTCCCTTAGGACGAAGTGTAGAGAAGTCGTAACCGATACCGCCACCTAAGCGCATAGTCTCTGCAGCGTCACGAGCCGCTCGCATAATACCTTCCATACTGTCTGTAATGTTCTCTGATACAAAACAGTTGTACGGTGTTACTCGGCGGGGTGACCCCATAGCAGACTGTACACGTCCTGCAGGTAAGAACCGCTGCTCAAGCAGAATGTTACGAAACTTATTATAATGTTCCGAACCGTCCTTCAGGGAATCAGCTACTCGTGTCATGGCATCCTTAAACGTCTCGTTAGGGCCACGGTATTTCATTTTATGTATTTCTTCACTGATCGCCAGTGTTGGTCCGTAAGTGTTTGTCACTTCCTCTTCCTCTCATTGTTTTGTCTTCTTGTAGCCATACTAGTCGATCAATGTCTGACCGTGCAATACCAATATCTGCTAACTCTTTATCACTAAGCCTATTCAGCTCTTTAATTGTATTCCTGTGTTCTCGCCATGTGGCTAAGAAGTTCATCCATCTCCAGAACCATGTCATACCTGTCTTCTTCTTACTCATCTTTTTCATACCTTATGTGATCTTCTATAAAATCATATACTACCTGCATGTCTAACTTAGCTGCAGCGCAGTATAAAACTAACTTAAGACCTTCTTCCGCGAGGAGACCTCTTGCATGATGATCGAAGTGAAACTGATAAGTAGCACTCCCATCTTCATTCTCTGTGACGGTCTCTACTCCAATTAGACCTGTGTCACTCATCTGTTGTCCCCTGAGCCACGTAACTTACCACGCTTCTTTCGGCTCTCTAGTTTGTCTAAATTCATCTGGGCTACGTCTGATAAGTTGTACCCAAGGTCTTCTGCTAAGATAGCGACATACCACAATACGTCACCAATCTCTTTAGCTAATTCATCCTTGTCAATTTTACCATCACGAATCCACTTCTTGATCTTATCTGATACCTCACCGACTTCACTATTCAAACCGAAAGCAGGATAGATAACCTTAGCCTGTGTGGGGTAGATAGCAAATGTACGAGCTTGCTTCTGGTAGACATCCATGTCCAAATCATCGTAAGAGCCGAAGCGGTCTATATCTTCTGGTGTAATCATTCTGTATCTCCTAAATTATACACTCTGAGGTCTATAACACCGTGTTCGTGTAATGTCCATAAAGAAAATACCTGACGTTCATAAACATCTCCGATAAGGTCACGGATTATATCCTCGAACCCATAGATATCCACAAGCTCTTCTACCTTATCAAACTCTACCTCTTCATTACTGAATACGCCAAAGTCACTCATTTTGAATACTCCCGCTTTAATTTATCCAGACTAACCCACTCTAGGTCGTACTGTCCGTCCTGTATTTCGCGCTTAATAACAACGCCTTTCCGCCACTCGTGGTTTGCTTGTCCAGCCCAATTCTCTTCATGCCCTTTGAAACACCCCACCACAAGACCGTGCAACGGACGAGGGCGAGCATCACCTTTATAGTAATAATGGAATTTATGAGTATGACCGACAGTTGCACTAGAGGCCAGTTTTTCAACAAGAGAATAGCCATGATGTTTAGTTGCCATAGCACTGCCAAAATTACCGCTAGCAACGTAATGGCCGTAGACGATGCCATCATAAGCAACGAGGTCGGGCGCGGAGTTAGAATACTCATGATAGTCATCGAACCAATGATCTGTGTTAAGGTGACTGAAAGAAATACCGTACTTGTTACCCTCTAGTCGTGGGTCAAGTGAAATGGCCTTCTTTATACGATTTTCGTGATTACCTTCAAAGCCAACCCAATGTGGCTTCTTCTTTTTATGGAATCTAAACTTCCATTGTAATCTATTCATAGCATCGTTGTAATGCTCAATGTCAGCTTCATAACTCTGACTACACAAAGCTTGTGGATACCGTGTGTCATAGCTGTTGAGAGAGCGCATGTCTGCACCGTCTCCAAGGTCAATTACATAATCGGGTTTGATGTCATAGATCAAGCTACCCAACCAAGAAAAGCGCTCGTTACTCACATCGGGATCAGAGTGCGCACAGCTATATACGATAGCTGTCTTGGGTTTGGTGTTCATATTAGTCTCCTATTTCTAACACCTCTAAATGCGGTCCCTTGAAGAACCGTATGATTGCGTACAGATCGTCTTCTTTGTCACTCTCTACGACTTCGGGTAAGCCTGTGATGTAAGACAAATCAGTTTGTACAAGTATTCTGTAGACATCATCATCCCCTAGAAATGGCTCTGATGTGAGTACTCTATAAACTTTCATCTATCCACTCCTGTGGTATATCTCTTGCCGCCCACTTAAACCCATTCTTGTCACACCAATCAGCGTAACTTGTTTTAGACGCTTTACTGATTTTAATCTTGGGATTCTGAAACACAAATCGAATATCTACGTCTGGACACTGTTCCCTTATTAGCAGGTGCTTCTTTCTATCTGCTGCAACGAACCTACCCTTAGTTTCTATAACTATCCCATTAGGTAAGATAAAATCAGGAGTATACTTCCTTACTTCTGATAACTTGTAAAGTATCTTAATAGCTTCGTAAGAGTACTCTACGTTAGCTTCTTCTAGCTTTTTCGCTACGGTCTCTTCAAACTTCGATCTGTAGGTGGTTCCCATAGTTCCCCATCATGTCTGCGTAGCCATAAGAGTCTACCGTTTTCAATAATACGATCAATATCACCATCATAAGCTTTTAGTGTTTTCTCGTATAGCTCCTGCTCTGTCTCACAGCCCTCTAGGATTTTCTCGGCCTTCTTAGGGCCAACTCTCCATAGACCTTTGATATTGTCAGCGTCATCACCTGTCAACATCTGGGTGTAAAAGAACTTAATACCTTCAAACTCATTCACGTTCTTGAACTCATTCTTATTAAAGTTAAAGTGTAGTGCGGGTATCTGAAGCATGTCCTTATCAGCAGATGCAATTACAACGTGACCGTTGAACCTTGTAGCCTCTTTACTAATAAGATCGTCAGCCTCTTCTCCCTCTGACATCGTGGCACGGTAGTAAGTTAGTAAATACTCACGTATGTCACTTAAGTGACGCGGCTTCTCCTTATCTTTTCTGTGACCTTTATACACGGCAGTCTTAGCTATCTCATCTCGGAAGTTACCCTTTCCAGTCAGATATAGCTTGAAGACATCATCCTTTGTGTAGAAGGAGCACTCATCAATGATGTAACGCATCATATCATCTACCTTCTCCTTAGCGTACTCAAGGGACTCATCCTTTGAGCTGAAGGCACACCTGTATGCGATTATGTCGCCATCTATTAGGATCAAAACTCTTCTCCTAAATCAGCATCAAGATCAGATAAACTATTCACCCAACCTTGCTTTCCCTCACGAGTCTTGTAGCCAATATCATCAACGAAGTAATATGTCCCTGCGCTTTTGGTAGCTGTGTAGAGGAAGAACATCCAATCTTCAAAGTTGTTGACCTGACTTTCTCGCACAAACACCTGACGAGAAAACCCATCAGGTGTCTTGTGTGTGACTCGCATTTCTACAACGATGTCATAGTCCATTAAAAGCCATCCGCATCTACTGCAGCATACTCTTTATCACTATCTTGCTTGATGTAGGGCACATGGTCTAATACCCCGACTTTGATCAGGCGATGACCCATGCGCTCTCCATTACCGTAAACAACTACCTTGACCTTGGCCTTTGTACCATTGCCAAGTGCGCCATCATCGTTGAAAGACCAAGTGTCATTATAGCGACCCTCAGTAAAGTGAACGATCTCTGGTTGACCACCGTACTGACTATACGTTTGATGTATACGAGGACGTTTAAGTATGACATAGCGACCTATTCCGAAACCTTCACGAGGGTTGTTTTCTGCCATAAGAGGGTCTTTAATACGATCTTTCCCACGATACCTACGAGCAAATCCTGTATCTTCAAAAAGCTTAGTTAACTCATCTTCACTCTCGGGGTAAAAGTTAACATTAAACTCTCCTTCAGTCTCTGCGTGAAAGTCCATATTATCGTCATAGTTCTCTGAAAAGATATTAGCGTATTCAAGGTAACCAGTCATAATGACAGTTTTTGTTGGGTTGGACATTGTAATCTCCTTTAGCGGTTTGTCCTACATAGTGTTAAAGTACAAAATGTCAAGGGGTCTCCTCAACTTTTTTTACTAGTGTACCTCTGCGTAACTTAGACCAAAAGAATAATCTACGTCAAGGGGTACATTTAACTTTGTGATTTGATTGACGGTTTTTATTGCTCCTTTCATAATATTAGCAACTTCATCTTTTGTTTCAGGTCGTAACAATACGATGATCTCGTCATGAAACTGCCCGATAACATCTAGACCACGAGATTTACAGTAGTAGACCCAACGATCAAAACAATACACACCTGTACTCTGATTGAGTGTACTGAACCTATCTTTGTCAGATCGTAAAGAATGGTAGAACCCGCTGACTGGGTTTAGTAGCCAATTCTCTCCATCTATCTCACGCACTGTAAGCTTGTCTGCTACGGCTTGGATTGCCCAGTTACGCTTCCAGAATGCTTCGATCAAGTCCTTAGCCTCTTTGTAGCTCAAGCCTGTCTCACGAGAGAGCTTAGGAGCCCCTACGCCATAGGTAGCGCTGTAGTTTACCACTTTGTAATTCTTACGCAGGGCTTTCAAACTAACTTCACCAGAGTTGTGCTTGTCGATGTCTTCTTGTGTTACCTTACCTGCGTGTTTAGCTAAGTCGAGGTGTGGATCAAACCCCTCGCGTGACATCTCTTCCACATACTTTGGGTCAAGTGGTTTCATGTAGTGACGCTTGGTTGTGTCCTCTAGTGAGGTCATGTCCGCACCACATAGTATCATACCTTTTGGTGCAATCAGACAGCCACGTATCTCTTTACCCCAAGGCTTATCTACGGATGGCAAGTTAACCAGAGGTCGAGCATGTTTAAACCGTAAGGTATTAGTAAGACCTGCTACCGTGGCTTCAAGGTAACCGTCCTTCTCGCATTCTATAAAACTCTTTACAGTACCAATTCGATGTTTGATGACAGACAGACCCTCAAGAACCTTAACCTGTGGTATCTGCTCTGCTAGTCTAGTTACAGAGGGTGTAAGTTCACCATTGTTTAGAACCTGCTCGATCTTACGCTCGTCACCTGTAGACTTGTCCTTAACGTACTTGAACGTACAAGGTTCCCACCCCATAGAGTACAACCACTCTTTAACCTGATCGGTAGAGTTAGGATTAGCGTCCACGTAACTGTCAATGTAACGACAAGTCTCTGTGGTGTCTGGTAAGCATTGCTGCTTGAGGAACTCTAGCCAAGCTTCGTACCTAGCTGACATGCTACCATCTTGCTTGTGGGTGATCTTAGGACGGTTCTTAACCTTGTACACAGGACGCTTTGGCATAGCTTCTGTGAGATACTTAACCTTGTCCTGTTCTAGTGACTCCAGCTCTGATAAAAGGTTCTTAGCCTTTGTTACATCTAGCTTCCACTTTAGACGCTCCTGATCTGCTGCACACTTCATCTTAAACATAAGATAGTGGATAAACTTATTACGCACCAGTTCATCTTTATACAAAGTCTTTAATTTGTACATTAGTTCTTTGTACAGACGATCATTGATCTTAACATCTTCTTCGCAGCGATGAGCGTACTCTTCATACGTCAGGCTGTTCCAGTCTTCGATCTTAGGTTTGGGTACACCGTAGTCTTCCCCATAGAACTCTAGTCCATGACGAGAGCGGTGTGGATTTAAGTACCAAGACAATGGTAGTGTATCAATTAACACCTGCTTTGGACTAGGCTTGAACCCGATGATCTTGTGCAGAGCGGGAATGTCATAGCGGATGATATTGTGACCCGCAAGCTCGGATGCTCCCATCAATAGGCCACGCATTTCATCGTAGTCCTTTGTGCTGTGAACTCCATCTTGATCCTTCCAAGACAACACGTGTATTTTGGTTGGATTAAAGCCATCTGTTTCAATATCGAATATCATAACTATTCCTCGTTCAGACAAAACTCACAAAAATCATATGTGCTTGGTCCACCACAACTAACACAGGTGGTCATCTTTGTCCAGATATTCCAGTACTTATTAATCAGACGATCATCTATTCGGTTCATGATACACCTATCAAGAAGCTCTTTTGTGATAGTCCCATAAATAGACAGAAGATTATTGATGTTATCCTCTACTTCCTTATTGCTCTTAGCCTTACTCAAGATTGGCGTATTTGGAAGAGGGTCACGTAACCCTTTCAAACACTGTTCTATCTCGTAAGCATACATGCTATCACCTAATTTCATCTCGTCCATTAGAACGTCTCCTTCAATGTAAATGTACTTGTATCAAAACGTAGCGTACCCGCTGCACCTTCTTCTGAACAGGGACGGTTCTTTTCTACACGTATATACGTTGTGTTACGATCCTCAAAGGACTCTGCATCTTTGTCACGCTGTAGGTCAAGGATAACAGAGGCACGTTGACCAATCATCTTACAGTACTTGGGATCACCGTTCTCGTTAGTGTGAGCAATAGTTACAATACCAATACCTAATTCTGCTGCGAGCTTAGACAGACGTACCGATAGGTCTGCAAGCATAGCTTCCTTACCCTCTTCTGTAGACCCTACAACGACATCCTGAATGGGCTCGAAGAAGACGTACTTACAATCACAAGCTTGACTAAAGTATCTGATCTGATCACACAGTTCGTCAGCGCCTTGTCCATCTCCAAGGTAGAACTGATAGAAGTTCTCGTCCTTGGTAATTTCCTTGATTGCTTCTTCTACTTCTTCCGTAGCCTCGAACTCTTCAATAAGGTCAGAACGAGTAAGGTTACGCTTCAGGTGATATGACACAAGACCTAGTAAACTACGCAGTTTAGTTTCTTCGAGGTGCCAAGAAGCAAAGGGTACACCACGTTGTAACAGGTTGTACTCAAGGAAGCGCATGACCTCTGTCTTACCGATACCTGTAGGTGCTTTGATTACAGTGAAGTGACCTTGCATAAGACCCATGATCTTATCGTCAAGGGCTTGTATACCTGTTGGCACGTACTGGTGATTAGGTGTCTCTCTGAACAACTGTAAGAACTGATCAGAAGTATTCAGGATATTCTCAGGTACATATTTACGTGCATTGTACCAAGAGTTCTTGAACTCACGGATAGCGTTAGCTTCGAGGAACTCGTTAGCGTCCTTGAACTTGTCGTGGATTACACGATAGACCTTGTTGGGGAACATCTTAGAAATACGAGCGGCAATAGCATCTCCCGAATCGTCATTGTCCACACTGAGTACGATCTTATCGAAACTGTTTAACCACGGCGAGCACTTCTCCCAGAGCCTCTTAGAAGGCGTAGCGCTAGGCAAAGATACGACTGGGGTTACATAGTTGTCTCCAAGCATTTGGTACACTGACAGAGCGTCCAGTTCGCCCTCTGTGATGGTTACAGTGTTAGCTGACCCTGCGTTGAACAAGTTCATACCAAACAGCTCGTCTTGGCTCAGACCTACAGCAGCAAAACTCTTTGGTAAGTAACGAACCTTTTTTCCACCAGAGGGGTATATGTACTCTTGACGTGGACGTGCCCCCTTGTAGCTTCGTACATCGTACACTTCCATTGTACGCTTGCTGATGCTACGGTGTTGCTCATATGTGTACGGTTCATTGTTATTTTCCACTGGGGGTCTATCGTATGCGCTCACGTTGTCTCTCCTTTTTTTAGGTTTTGTTTGATCAAAGAATGTAGCTTCACAAGAATGACAGAAGCCGACCTCTAGTTCTGTATTGTAACTGTATGCATCAGAACTGCCGCAACCATCTTGGTCTGGACAGGGTATATGGTTAATCTGCATATGAACTCCTTTCGTTCGTAATTTCCACTGTGGGGGCTACAGTGCGGAATGTCAAGTATAAATATTTCGCACCTGCTTGTTGACAAGTACTTTACACAGCCAGTATACTACGCGAAGCGTACTTAAGAATTACAAAAGTATAATTAATCATTAGTTAATTAACTATAGTATACAATACTTAAGAATTACTTAAGTATATCAGTAGTTTCGTAATTTCCATCGGGGGGTATCCAGTATTTCCACTGAGGGGGTTCATAATTTCCACTGGGGGGGTTCGGGGTTTTGGTCAACATGTCGCCAGTTTTTGTTTTGTACTAGTAATTCCTGTAGGTATTCCTGTAGTAATTCCTAGTCCTATTCCACAAGACAAAAAAACACCCCTACAGGAAGTACTGTAGGAGTGCTTAGTAGTATTAAGTTGTACTAGTTGTTGACAGTAAACATTTTTAGTACTCGACTCTTACTAAAAGATTTAGTACCTTCAACAGTTTCGATTACTACATATTCTTTGTCGGAACTAACATCGTATGCCGGATGTAGGAAGGCGTAGTACGCCCTCCGTTCCTCATCCTTAGTAACAAAGTCTACATGGAACATAGTGTTACGCTCCAAGTCCTGTACAAAGTTGTGTACGTCATTAGGTTTCATAGTCATGGGTATCCTCCTATCTCATATACCAGTCTGGATCATCATCGTATATTCCTGCTACATAGTCCACTAAATCATTATGAGTGATACCACTAGCCATTAGCATATCTGCCCAGTCCTGTGGATGATCCTTAATAGACCTTAGTAGTTGACTGTAGGTATCAATGTCACCCTGCAATCGGTGGTGGTCACCAGTACTAGTATCAGACCAATAATCACCCCAATAACCGTATGACCTGTTTCCATACCCATAGTGGTACAAGCTATCACTAACGTTTGGATCACGAGATATTACTAGTTTATCCCAATCTGCCAGTATTAGCTTCTTACACAAGTCCTCGGCGTAGGTAAGGTTTTGGTGTTCTCTATTAGTATGTTGACTATAGTAGCCTACTGATAGATTGGTACATTCTGGTACTACATCCTTATACGCATTAGAGTCCGTATAAGAACCACCATCGTCTAGCTCATGTCCCATCCCTAGTATTCTGGATAGGCTTTTACCAAACTCGTCACTACAAGTACGAAACCCTGATTGATAAGTAATAACACTGTTAGTGCCGTACCTATCGAACGATATGACTACATCTACTTGATCTAACCATTGGGGTCTACTCTTAACCAGAGCCTTACTACCAATACAACCGCTTTCCTCATCTGCGTGTATGATATAAATGCCTGGTACATTGTGTGCTATCATNTTGAGTATCAACCAGATGCCAGTAGTACAGTCAGCACCAAGACAGTTACTCATAGATTGCGTTGGTAGTCCAACTTTATTACCTACGACCTCTACTGTTTGCATACCACCTTTAGTGTGGACAGTATCATGGTGAGCAGTAAACACGATATCAGTACGGTCGCCTACTTGTATTATGTAGTTACCATTACCATCGGGATTACCAAACACTGGATGTAGGTATTTATTGTTGAACAACGTATGTGATGCTGAACCTGCTTTACGCATGTACTTCAACATGTGGACTAGCTCTCCT